TCTCTCTTTCCCAGTATCTAGAACTGCCAAAAAACTTATTACCCTGAGATGTACTATTGATACCAATATATAAATCACTAGTATCTGTAGTAAATCCTGGTTCACCTGCTTTTAGACCAGGTAGATTTACGAAAAGACCTCTTTTAAATTGAATTGTTGGTGCTGGCATTTTTACCCCTATGTAAAGATATAAACTCGATAATCAAGTCAAATCCAAACCAGCATAATGAACCAACATTATATTTATTTAAACCCGCATATACTTATTTATAAAAAAAATTAAAACGTCCCGGCATCTATATCAATTCGATTGTCAAGATCAGTATCCACTCTATCTAAAAATGCAGTTGCAAATCCAACCAACCCAGGTTGTAATGTTTCTGTAGAAGCAGCTGCATTTAAAACTTCATCAGGATTGACCATTTCATATTTTCCAGTTGCACCATTATACATTATAACGTATTTGTCATTTACGTTTGTGTTATCAAAATCTGTTAGATCCTGAAATCTTGCAGGCACTTGCACACCTCCAGTAGCAGCAACAATTTTAAATTTTGGTTTTGAACTGAGTTTTATATTAAATTCTGGGGAAGAATTCAATATAACACGTTTTATATTGAATTCTGCCATCAGGAACTACTCTCCGAAACGATAATTGTTCCTTCTACTACTTTTGTAGTCACGTTATTAGAAATACTTGGACTAATAATAACAATATCAAAGTAATTTCTACCTGGACTTAATAAGCGAGTAGTAGTTTTCCCCATAGAGATATTTACTTCACCAGTTGCAGTTGTAATACCAACCACAAAAGAATGATATGTGGGTGAGGAAGGATATTTTCTTATTTTAGAAACCCCAGTGTAATAAGAGAGAGTTAAAGGAGATGAATCCGCTTCTAAAATTTTAAAAGTTGCCTCAAAATCAGTCCCTCTTTCAATGGTTAAACTGTTAATTTCAGCAACTGCCATTGGAATAAAATATTTTTAACTATTTATCTTCTGAATTTTCTTTCCTTTGGGATTTTAAAAGTTTCGATAGTTCTGCTGTGGAACCTACGAAAAGGGCATTAGTGACATTAGTAGGTCCAGACTGTTTAACCTCTTCAATATCTTTTAAATTTTTATGAAGGTTAATTAATTTGTCTGTAGCATCAGATACACTTTTAATTAACTGACCAGCAACTTCATATGCTCTTGCGGACTCTGTTTCTTGAGCAACTTCCAGTATTCCATTAATCAATTCTTGCCCCTTTTCTACCAAAGAATATATTGTTCCTCTTGTATATTCGTAATCATTTTTAAGGTCAATATTTCTTTGGTCGGAATTACCCTCAATCATTTTAGGCATAATTGAGGGTTCTTCATCAGAATTTTTATGAATTATTTCTCCAGATACATTAAAAATATCATCTAATTTATTATAATCTTTATCCATAAAAATCAAAATGAAGACCCACTAAATCCAAAATCATCTCCAAATTCTATGAGTGAATTATCAGCCTCTGTAATTAATTTAATTGCTGTTCCGGAAACATGATCTAATATTGGCGTCTCATAAGAACCTCTTACTACAGTTAAAACATTTCCATCTTTCTTAGTTACCTGCATTGTTTCATCATTTAAAACAATGTAAGATTTTACAGGAATAGAAGATGAATTTGCTACAGTTACTAAAGTATCTGCCGGACCAATATTTTGGGACAGTGTAGTAATCGAACTATCACTGTAACTAGTCGTAGCAACTGGTTCAACTGAATATGTAAGATCTCTTGTAGTTGAGCGAGAATCTCCAGCAACAAGTCCAATAGTAACCTTTTTGATAATATCTTTGGATACTCCGGAAACAATAGGACCAAACAGGTAAGTTTTTGCAGTAAATCTAAGAGTGTAGATCAATGCTCTTCTAGTATTAAAATCACCTTCGTAGGTATCATCCATACTAATATTTTCTAAAACGATCGGAATATCTCTTTTTTCTCCAATTGTTTTAACCAAATCTACAGTTAGATTATATGATGGTTGAAAATATGGTAAAATTTGCTCAATGATTTGAAGCATATCATCATTTAATTTACACATTATGCTTAGTTCAAAATCCATATTATATGGAACTGGCATATATGCTTTTTTAATATCAGTTTTGTCTTCAGTGGAAGAAGTTAAAAATGTTTGAGTTGTTGTTAATTTTCTACCAGCATCATAAGAAAGACCAACAAATTCAAATGACATTCTAGGAAGAGACATCTGAACAGGTGCATTCAGATTAGGTTGCTGCTCTAATCTTGCTAGAAATTTTTGTGTAGGACCATACGCTAGAGGAACTTTAATTACTGAAGTTACATTTCCAGCATCATTAAAATGCTTAATTGATATGTTATTAAATAATGTTCCGAATGAAACTATAGTTCTTCGAAATATTTCGTGATAGTAATATTCAAACATCGTAACCTCTTAATTATGGAGTTCCAAAAGGATTTTTTTCACTAAAATCTAAAATTTCGTCCGCTTCTTCTTCAATAATATCGTTTTGGGCAAATTTACCCCTTGGATTCAATTTGTCTAAAGGATCTGCTAGATTGTTAGTATTTATACTTCCAATAGCATAAACTGCTCCAGATTGAGATCCGACTATATTTTCCCCAGGTTTAAAGTTTCCAGTAATGTTTGAAACTTCAAGTATTTTGGAATTAGCATTCCAAGACTTAACTCTTGCCTTAACATTACTAATACTTCCTGTTAATTTTTCATTATAAATGTAGGTTCCAAATCCTATCATAATATTTGGTGGACCTATTTGAACATTTGTTGAAGTATATCCCAATCCCGAATTTGTAATTCTTATAGAAGTTACGGATCCTGATCCGGAAAGAATTGCTGTAGCTGCTGCCCCAACACTGGAAATTCCTGTGAATGTAATTAAAGGTGGAGAACTATATCCAGATCCAGTATTTGTGACTGTAATAACTCCTACTATTCCGTTTCCAATAACTGCCTCTGCCTTAGCACCAGAACCTCCTCCTCCGACAAAAGTTATTTTTGGGGGAACTGTATATCCCGATCCTGCATTTGTGAGTTGAATTGCTTGAACTCTTAGGAGATTTGGATCTGATTCACATAAATCGACTATTCCACTGATCATAACTGGAACACCAGTAGCAGTTATTCCTCCAGGAGGAGCTGAAGAAAATACAACTGTAGGTGGATCGGTGTATCCAGATCCTCTATTAGTTACAGTGACATATCTAACACCACCATTTACAATAGATGCTGTAGCAGTTGCTGTAGTTCCGATACCGATCATTTGAATAGTTTGGATATATCCTTCATTTTCAATGTTATCATCAATGAAGTCTATATTGGTATCAATAACCTCATCTTCATATCTAAAGAGTTCGCAAGTTAATTCATAAACATAGTTTTTTTGAAGTTGATAGAAAGGTTTTTCGTGTTCAACGTATTTTATTTCAAATAAACGATCACCTAAGGGGAAGTAAATTAAATCACCCTCTTTAGGACGGGTTGAAAGTTTAACATCAGGCAATTTTTCCATCAAAGGTGTAATATAATTACTGAACCTTTCTTGAGAAATTATTATTTTTAAATCATCTAATTCTTGAATACCAAACTTAGACAAAATAGTTCCTTGACCACCGTATCCGTCATATGAATCTACATATGCTTCAATAGGATAAGCAAAATTAAATTCAGACTCTATAACTTCCTTTATGACCGTTCTTTCTGTTACATATTGTCTAGGTAAATAATATACATCAATACCATACATTCTAATAGATTCATTAATCAGGTCTTGCACCAATCCCTGTTCTGATTTAGAACCGTTTAAGAAGAATGGATTTAACATTGGATTATCCGATCATATCTAGAGGTGGAAGTTCATAAGTAGATGACATCTTGTCCATCAGAGTATCAATTTCTCTCTGAGCATCCTCAACAAGGGTCCTTCCATCCAACTCAACACCACCTGGAAGTTTCAATCCTCTAAATTTGTTCGAAATATTATATCCCCATTGCCTTTTAATTAATGCAGTTAAGTATGGTTTCAAGAAAGAATCGTTCCAAACCTGAGTAAAATCAGTCGGATTCATAACCTGGTAGCAGTCAATAATTAACCACTGTCCTGGAGTTAAACTGGACCAATCAATGTCCATATATAAACGATCTTGCCTCTTATTAAACCTTATTTGTTTCTGAGTATTTAATAACCAATCAATATCCTCAAGATATCTTTTAACCATTGTGTAAGTTAATAATTCCAATGATCCCCAATAATAAACATCATTTAAGAATAATTGATATTTAATACTAAACATACTACTCGAAATTGAGTTAGTACCTTCAAACTGGTAAATTTTATTTACCCCAATTACATTTGATGGAACGGGTAAGTAATTACTATTCTCTTTGTAATCATACTGAGTTGTTACGGCATTAATAGTATTACTTACTGTTGTTGTAGTAATTCCAACCTTTCCCCTACCTCTATCAATATCTTCTTGAGTTATTTGATATTTAAGGTAATTTTGAATTACGCCATCAAAGTGCCTTTCTTGAAAGAACTGAATGGCATCATCAACAAGATCTTCAACTTGCTCTTGAGCAACATTTATTTCTAAAACTGGTGCTCCCAATTTTCTTAAACAATAGTCTATTAGTTCTTGCCTTGAGGATGGTTGTGCCATTATAGTTTAGATACAACTTCTTGCTGTTTTAAATATAATCTAGCATATGCTTTTGCAAAATTTTTAATTAATTCAATATCATCTATACTATCTATATCTCTAGAGATTTTTTCATATTCAAAAAGTTTGCTCATATTTTCTAATATGATTTCGTTGGGGTCAATCATTTGCCAATTTCCTCAATAAAAATTTAATCTCATCAATATCCCCCTTTAGTGAAGTTAAATCATCTTCAATTTTTTCAATTCTCTCAACTTCACGTTCTTTAATCTGTTTCATTTTCATATAACTTTCATATTCAGAAACATTTGTGTTTATAATGGACTTTGTAGATTCATCTCTTAAAAGATGATCGTGTCCTTGAACTCTACTATATTTCATATTTTATGCCAATGCAATAACTCTAAGATCTCTTAATTTTGGAGGATAGACTTGGATATTTGATGTTGCAACAAGTTTAATACTAAAATATCTAAATGATGCAAGATTATCTATACTAAATTCGTAGTCCTTGAAATAGTTTTGGGAATTACCATTTCCAAAAATATCATTATTTGCTACAAATTTATCAGGAGTTCCATTACTATTATTAATATCAATAACTTCTCCAGAGATAATTCTATTAGCATATCCAGGGAATGGATAGTAAATAGGAATTTCAGATGGATCTTTTAGAATCGCATAAAATGCTCTTAAATCGGAATTTCTATTGATATATCCTGCAACATACGCTCTCAATGAAGTTGCAGCAACTTCTAAACTGATCGGTTTAGTTGCATAAGAGAATGCAATAGGATCTTTGTTTAGAGTTGATGGTCTTGAATCATTTATATAATCTACAATTGGGCTATTTATTCTGTTTGTAACCAGAATTGCACCAACTCTGTCAAGATCAATAACTGGACTTAATCTATCATTTTCAGTTGTTAAGAAAGCTCTGATTTCTAAAGATTTATTTGCTGGTTGAGCAGATAATTTAGTCGATTCATTAATCTTAGAGCAAATCAAACGACTTGTAGTTGAGTAATTATCAACGTTAAAATCAACTCTCTCATATCCTTGATCAACAAATGAAGGTTCTACTCCACTCACACTTGTCGCAGAGACGGTTCTCATATCAGAAGAAACACTCGTTTGTGGTAAAGACATTACCTGAATATTTGGTTTGATAATTTCAAATTGAATATTCTTAGTTGCTTTAACATTCGATCCGCCAGCTGACTTAGAATCGTAGAAATACAAACTTCCAAAAGAAGCAGGTCTATCCGAAGTGTCAATTTTTAAATGATAATAATCTAATCCTATTGGATTTAAAACACTAGCATCTTGAAGTTCATGAGATTTATTAATTCTTCTCAGTGAAACTCCATTTAATTCATACTTATAAACATTAGTATCTGCAAAATATGATTGAGAAGGAGTGTTATCAAAGTTTCTAGTAATACCAGTCAATTCATTTCCAGAAATACCCGTATAACGAATAATCTCATTATTGATACGTGCATATCCAGGTGTTGTTGCTCCTACTGCTACATTTTCAAATGTTCCAAATCCAACTGAAGAATTTAAAGAAATTGTTGAAGTTACTTCTGAAGTTGCAGCAAGATTTGAACTTAGTTTTGCAGGAGGAACATCGGACTGAGCATTTGAAATTACCACAGTGTTAATTTCCGAATGCATTCCGTGATTTGGATGATTTACTTTGATATGCAGTCCATCAGTTTCAATCTCAATATCATTAATATAAACAGGGGATGTATATCCAGAATTTAAATCTGTGTTAATTCCTGTATTTTTAGTATATCTTAAAGTATAACCAATTCCAGTTAAGAAATCTCCCTCAACATTATCAATAATAAGTTGATTGTATGCCGTAATATCATCTACAGTGATAAGTAAATTTCTACCTAAAGTTTGATCTCCAAGTTGATCTACGGAAAGAACATCACCCTTTTGATATCCATAACCACCCGTTTTAATTGTTGCAGCAATCGCAACTCCAGCATTACCATTAGCATCCGTTCCTATTGTAATATCGGCAGTTGCATTCTTTCCACTCGAAGTGGAATTTGCAAGTATAACATTTTGATATACAAATGAAGTTCCATTTGAAGGAGTATATCCAATTCCAGAATTAGTGATAGAAATACTTGCAATTGATCCAGCAGCACCAACATAATTGCCAGTTGCTCCAGT